ACAGACCCACAACAGTTTCAGATAGCATTCGATAATGCAGTAGCTACAGCTGTAGCTGAAATTACTGAGAGTTTAGTAGTAGGTGAAATGCAAGCACAAGCAAATAAACAAGATCCATTAGTTAGAATTAAGCAACAAGAGGTAGACTTAAGAGCTATGGATATGCAAAGAAAAGAAAATGAGGTAAGATTTAAACAAGACCAAGAAAATCAAAGACAAGCTAATAAATTAAACTTAGAGTATGATAGATTAGCACAACAAGATGAACAATCTGATAAAAGATTGGATATCGCAGAGAGGAAGTTAGAAAAATAATGGTTGCAAGATATTTTTTAGGAGTAGCATTTAAATTAGGTGATCCAATCGTCAAAGGTGCAACTAAAAAATTTAATAAACTATTAAAAAAAGAATATAACGAAAACAGAGCTGCGGGTTTAAGCTCATCATCTGCACATAAAGAGGCAGCAAAAACAGTTAATAAACAATTAAAAGAATTCCCAGATCTAAAGGATTGATATGATTAGATTATTATTAACATCTGGTAAAGTTTTACTTACTTCGAATAAAAGTAAAATCAAAGATGCTTTAGCTAAAGGAGCTAAAAAAATTACAAAAAAACAATCAGACAAAATCCTAAAAACAGATAAAGGTATTGGTAAAACTGTAGGAAAATTTTTGCAAAAAGATGAAAAGGTTATGCAAGTTCCTATGGCAACAAGAGAACAGATGAGAAAAATCAGAAAAAATATTGGAGAGAGTGTAAAAGATTTCATGAGTAAAAATATTAAAAAGAAAAAAGGTGGTGTAGTCACTTACAAAAAAGGAGGCTTTACATATGCCATTAAATAAAAAAGGTAAAAAAATTATGTCCGCCATGAGAGAGCAATATGGTGATGAAGCTGAAGCAGTATTCTATGCATCAAAAAATAAAGGAACAATCTCAGGTGTAGAGAAAAAACGTAGAGGAGGAAGTCTAAGTGGCGGAAAAGAATTTGGACCTCCACCAGAAAGAGGACCAAACCCACAAGGACTCAAAGGGGGTGGTTGTCCACATAGAGAAGTGGGGGCAAGATCCGATATCAAAGGAATCTCTTCAATCCAAACCAGTGGCAAAAAATTTATCGGAGTCAGATAAAGAAGCATATTACGCTGGTATTATTGATGGTGAGGGTTACATAAGTTACGAAACTACAAGACGGAAGGGAAACGTCAAATATCAGATTCCATCAATCTCAGTCGAAATGTCAGATTTAGATGTGGTTCAAAACATACACAGTTTTTTCAAATGTGGTTCAGTATTCACTATAAAACCAAGAATGAATCACCACAAATTTACTTATAGATGGCGTGCTCGAGGTAAAGCAGCAGTAAACATATTTTTTAAAATATATAGTTTTTTATCGTTGCGAAGAAAAAATAAAATCGATATGGTGCTAAAAATGTACATTGATAATTTAAATCACAATGAAAAATATCGTAAACTTAACAAAGTATTGGAGGAAAAATGTGGCTAAGTGCAATTAAAGTTGCGGTCCAAGCTGGTTCAAAAATATATGCGAATCGTCAAAAGGCTAAAATGGCAATGTCAGAAGCTCAACTACTTCATGCTGAACGTCAAGCTCGAGGTGAGGAGGCCTACCAGGGCAAACTTCTTGAAGCTAGACAATCAGACTGGAAAGATGAATTCGTATTGTTAATTTTAAGTGCCCCGATTGCGGTGCTTGCCTGGGCAGTGATATCAGACGACCCGTCTGCTATGGAAAAGGTAAAAATCTTTTTCGAACATTTCCAGTCGCTCCCATCATGGTTCACAAATTTGTGGATTCTTGTGGTTGCGAGCATATTTGGAATAAAGGGTACACAAATATTTAGAAACGGTAAAAAATAATGGATCTTGAAACATTAGATCTAATTAAAAAACTTCTAAATAAAAGACTTGATAATGTTAAAACTAACCTTATCTATAATGTTGACGATGAAAAACAATTAATGTATCATCGTGGACAAATCAAATCCATGGAGGATTTGCAGCAAGACATTAAGGACTTGCTAAAAAAACAGGAGCTATAATGACAACAAAGTCCACGGAGCAACCGAAACGGACAGGAGGTCTTGAGAAAGCTTATAAGAATCAAGAAGAAGTCTCAAAGGTCTTAGACGAACAATCAATAGACAAAAAACTTTTAGATAGATTACCTAATCCAACTGGATATAGGTTATTGGTATTGCCTTATGCAGGACCTAAAAAAACTAAAGGTGGTTTGATATTGGCTGATACAACTCATGACACAATACAAATGACAACAGTTTGTGGGTTGGTGTTAAAGATGGGACCTCTTTGTTACAGAGACAAAGAAAAGTTTCCTTTTGGAAAGTGGTGCGAAGAAAGACAATGGGTCATTTTCGGCAGATATGCCGGCTCTAGATTCAAAATTGAAGGTGGGGAAGTTAGAATCCTTAACGATGATGAAATCATCGCTCAGATAAATAACCCTGCTGATATTTTGCACGCTTACTAGGAGGAAAAAATGGCGGATGAAAACCAAACACCTCAAAATGAGGTGGACTTAGACACTGATGGAGTCAATGAAGAAACTATCGATGTCAATCAAAAACAAGCAGAACCTGATCCAACACATCTCCCAAAAGAGAATGTTGACTTAGGATATACTGATATTTCAAAACCTGCAGAAGAAAAAGAAGCAAAGGTAGAAGAAAAACCAGTAGAAGAAAAAGTTGAAAAGCCTGCACAAAAAACAGAAACTGACAACTTAACAAAAAAAACTTCTGATTATCAGAAAAGAATCAATGAACTTGTGTTCAAGCAAAAAGAAGCTGAGCGTAGAGAACAAGCTGCATTAAAGTATGCTAAAGGTCTCAAAAAAAAGTTTGCTGATTTAGAAAAGACATCAGAAGAAACTAGCACCAACTATCTCAAAGAATATGACGCAAGAGTAGATTCTGAAACAGAAAAAACAAAGAAAATGTTGAAGGAAGCTATTGAGGCACAAGATTCAGATAAGATAGCTGAAGCTAATGCTGCAATCGCTAAGCTAGCTGTAGAAAAAGAAAAAGTAAATGTTTCTATGTCTGCAAAAAAAGCAAAAGCGGAAGCAGCAAAAACCGACAAAGCTGAAGAGTCTAATGAAACAGAGGCAACACCACCGCCAGTCAGCGAAAAAGCGACTGATTGGGCGACGAGGAATCCGTGGTTTGGCACTGATGAAGTTATGACAGGTGCAGCGATGTCCATTCATCAGCAGTTAATCAACCAGGGGGTTGTTTCTGATACAGATGAATATTATAATAACATTAACAAACGTATGAAGGAGTATTTCCCTCAGAAATTTGCCCAAGATACGACGGAAGAGAAAAAGACACAAGCTAGCCGACCCGTCCAAAACGTAGCTTCTGTTAGTCGTAGACAAGGAGGACGCAAGTCTGTGAAACTCACCAAATCACAGGTAGTAATCGCTAAGAAATTAGGGGTGCCTTTAGAGGAATACGCTAAATACGTGAAGGAGGCAGAATAATATGACAAGTAAAATGAGAACTTCACGCCAGTCCACGACTAGAAGTAAGGAAGCTAGACGTAAAGAATGGACTCCATCTTCCAGTTTAGATGCACCACCCGCACCTAACGGCTTTTCGCATCGTTGGATAAGATTAGCCACATCCGGTTTTGATGATACATCGAATGTATCAAGGAAACTAAGAGAGGGATGGGAATTTGTTAGAGCCGATACACTTTTAAGTGAAATTGGTGAAAACGATTTTCCTGTCATCGCTGAAGGAAAACACACGGGTATCATCGGGATTGGAGGCCTTGCGTTGGCAAGGATACCGACAGAGATTTTAGAGTCTCGTGCCGAGTACTTCAAAGGAATTACTCAGGATCGAATAGATGCGTTAGACCAAGATCTTATGAAGGAACAACACCCGGACATGCCAATCAATGTTGAGAGGCAGTCCAAAGTAACCTTTGGAGGTGGCCGTAAAAGTTAATTTATTAACGTTTACTACCGACAAGGTTGGTTAATTAAAACTATAATAGGAGAAAAAACATATGGCAAACGTAACCGAAAAGTTTGGTCTAAGACCATACAGAAAACTAGACGGTACTCCATTAGTTGGTGCTCAGAATAGATATACAATTGCAAGTAACCATACGACTGCAATTTTCCAAGGTGATTTGGTAATCCCAACAACTGCAGGAAATATTGACAGACATACGGCAAACAACTCAGCAGCTGTTATCGGAGTATTCAATGGATGTTTTTATACAGACCCTACAACGAAAAAACCGACCTTTAGAAATAGTTATCCAGGATCAATCGTAGCAAGTGATATTACAGCATTTGTTGTCGATGACCCAGATGCTGTTTTCTTAATGGATGCGGACGCAACTTTCGCTAGAGCGGACTTGTATCAAAACTACTCAGTATCAACAGGTGGTGGAAACACAACAACAGGTATTTCTGAAGTGCAACTAGATGTATCTGTATCAGGAACAAATGCATCGTTTGTAATCCAAGCGATCGACATTTCTCAGGATCCAGACAATAGTGACACTGCAAACCCAAATGCTAACATTCTTGTAAGAATCAATAAGCATTTCTACAGAAATGGAACAGGAGTATAATTTATGGCAATATCACGTAGTCAACTAGTTAAAGAACTAGAGCCAGGATTGAACGCCTTGTTCGGCCTGGAATATAACAGGTACGAAAATCAACACGCAGAGATTTTCGCTACTGAAACATCTGACAGAGCTTTTGAAGAAGAAGTAATGTTAAGTGGTTTCGCTTCTGCACCAACTAAACAAGAAGGTGCTGGAGTAGTGTTCGATCAAGCTAATGAAACATTCACAGCTAGATATACACACGAAACAATCGCTTTAGCATTCGCTATCACAGAAGAAGCGATCGAAGATAACCTATACGACAGACTTGCAGCTAGATACACTAGAGCACTTGCAAGATCTATGTCTAACACGAAGCAAGTAAAAGCAGCTAACATTCTAAACAATGCTGAAAATGCAGCTAACCCTGGTGGAGATGGTCAACCGTTAATATCGAATGCCCACCCATTAGCAACAGGCGGTACATTCAGTAACGTATTAGCAACTGCAGCTGACTTGAACGAAACTTCTCTTGAGCAATCGTTGATTGATATCTCAGGATTCGTCGATGAAAGAGGCTTAAAAATAGCATCTCAGGGTGTAAAAATGATAATTCCAAAAGAATTACAATTTACAGCTGAGAGAATTATGAAGTCTCCACAAAGAACGAGCACTGCAGATAATGACATTAACGCAGTCGTTTCAATGGGAATGGTACCTCAAGGTTACAGAGTGAATAACTTTTTAACTGATACAGATGCCTTCTTCTTGATGACGGATGTGCCTAATGGCTTCAAAATGTTCGTAAGAGCACCAATCAAAACTGCAATGGAAGGTGACTTCGATACTGGTAACGTTAGATTTAAAGCTAGAGAAAGATACTCATTTGGATTCTCAGATCCAAGATGTGTATTTGGTAACGGTAAGTTATAATCTAGCAAATACTAACTTATAGTATTTCATTTAAGGGGCGGTGTTCACATCGCCCCTTTTTTTATGTATAATACAAATAACCTAGATAAAATTATCTGCAGACTGGCTAGGCAGACGCTATAGAGACTGCAGAGTAAAACTATAGGAGAAAATATTATGGCAAATACTACATTCGATGGTCCAGTTAGATCGAGAAATGGTTTTCAATCTATTGGTCCAGGAGCTACAATAGCTCTTACTGCAGCAACAGACTTATCTGTTGCAACACACGCAGGCAGAGTTTGCACGATGGATCCAGTTGGAAGTCCAACTGCGATAACTCTTCCATCAATCGTTGCTACCGCTGATGGTGGCTCGGCTGGTCCAGGAAGTGATCCAAATAACGCTAATACTATTGGAACAACTTTTGAAATTCTTTTCATTGATGAGTTCACTGGAACTATATCAACTGATGGAACAGATAAATTTATTGGTTCAGTAATGGTAGGTGTTGATGACGGATCAAAAAAAGCTTTCGTGCCTGCAGCAGCTAATGATGTTGTAAACTTAAACGGAGAAGCTGGAGCTGGTAACGCTACTAAAGGTGGTTTAATTGGTTCAAGAATTAAATTTACAGCTGTAGCAGCAAATCAGTATATGGTAGAAGGTTTATTAATTGGTGACGGAACAATCGTTACACCATTTGGTAACTAATAATTAAACGGTGCTCCTTCGGGAGCACCAAATTAAGGAGAAAAAATTATGGGTGGATCAAGTTTTTCATCAGACCAGTCGAGTGCTCATGCTACGGCTACCGCACAAATGGTGCCTACGACTAAGAGAGCAAGATTGACTTCAATACAAGCTAAAGGAAATTCAGCTAGTGGTTCTATCATCTTTAAAAGTGGCGGAGCTTCTGGCACTACGATAGCTACATATTTATTCGGAGAAGAGGGATTAGATATGTATCTTCCAGGAAATGGAATTTTATTTGTTGAAGGTATTCATGCTACTATTGGTGGTACTGGTGGAGTAACAATAACATTCACGTAAGATGAAAAATGGCCGATTAGAAATTATGGGCTATAAACGTGGAGGAGATACCATGCCTCCACGAAGTAAAAAGTATTTTCGTTCTACAAAAAGTGGAGCGGGAATGACAGCAGCTGGTGTTGCAAAGTACAGACGGGATAATCCTGGTTCAAAACTTAAAACAGCAGTAACAGGAAAAGTTAAACCTGGATCAAAGGACGCAAAGAGACGTAAATCATTTTGTGCAAGAAGTGCTGGACAAATGAAAAAGTTTCCAAAAGCGGCTAAAGATCCTAACTCTAGATTAAGACAAGCTAGAAGGAGATGGAAATGTTAAAAAGAATTTGGGACAAAATTAAAGGTCTATGGAACAAATGGGTTGCATGGATTTTTAAAGGGTTTTATAAATAGGTAATTTATGGCCTTAAAAATTTCCGAATCAGCAGCCGTGCAAATGCCAATGAAAACGGTTGCCAGTCTGATCGCAATAATCGCAATCGGAACATGGGCTTATTTTGGTATTCACGAAAAATTAAATCAACACTCTACAAAGATAGAGTTGATGCAAAAAGATTTAGACCAAAACTCAGAGTTTAGAATTAAATATCCAAGAGGTGAATTAGGTCAATCAGCTGGAGAAGCAGAACTTTTTATGATAGTAGAACATGTTAGTGGTCTATTAGAAGACGTAGAATCAGAGATTAAAAGCATGAGAAATAATGCAGTCAACATAGAATTTTTAAAGAAAAGAACTGAAAAGTTAACTGAAGATGTAGAAAAAATAATTAGGAATGGCAATGGATCGAAACACTAGAAAAGTATTACAATATATGGAAGATATGGAAAAAAAAGTTAAACAAATGAAGTTTATTAGAGATCTTAAAGTGGAGGTTGAAATAAATGGTACAGGCACACATAAATATAGATATAAACGTGGACCAAACAGAGGCAAAGTAACATCATGATAGAAACTGTATTTGCACTTATACTAACTTTAAACGGAAATATGATAGAACATGTATATAAACCCTCATTATCCGATTGTTTGAAATCTAAGAGGATAGCTCAGAACGAGGTAAACCCGGAAAGAGTCGTATTTACTTGCAAAAAAGTAAAAGCTCAAACAGAGATATACATGGACCGAAAAAAGATAGTCAAAATACTTGGATAATTCATGGCTTATCTTAACATTAACATTCCAACAGTGTATGCTAAAGTAAAGAAAGAATACTTATATGATCTCGATCCTAAGTATAAAAAAGAAAGTCTTGATTGCGTTATCTTTGGTATGGCGAGTATCACGGGGCGTTCATTACTTTTTCACTGTATGTTACCCAACGGTGCGGTCTATTGGAGGTTGCCTATCTCAGCGTTTTTCCAAAAACATTTTCCTAGAACCGAAGTGCCAGATATGTCGGTTGACCAGTTGGAATTGTGGAATTGTTTTAGTTACTATCCTAGTTGCACTGAATTTGATTTTCTTAGTGGTCAGCGTGGCAAATTTTTAGGAAAGGATAAGAAATTTTATCATGGAGAATATCAGTTTACAATCGACTGGGCGAGTCCAGAAATTAATGAAATCGATGCTGAACATTCTGAGATTCCTCAAGAACATAAGTGTGCACACATTTTGGCACTTGATAACGGGAATTATGCTGCTCAGCCTAATAATCGTATCCTTTGGAGCGTTTCTAACTATACTACTGATCGATCTTGGCCAGACTATAAAGTTCAAACTACAGAGTGGTCAGTCGAAAACAAAGATTGGGTGACAGATGATACAGACGATATGTTTTACAAAATTAAGGAGAAAAAATGAAATTAACTGCTAACATAACTTTAGACGAACTTACTAAAAGCCAAGTAGCCGAAAGAAAAGGAATTAATAACAATCCTAGTCCTGAACAAATAGAAAATTTAAAAGCTCTTGCAGTAAACGTATTACAACCTATACGTTCACATTTCGATAAACCACTTATTATATCATCAGGATTTCGTTGTGCACAGCTTTGCACAGAAATAGGTAGCAGTGTTAATAGTCAACATACGGCTCATGATGAGGCAGCTGCTGCTGACTTTGAAATACCAGGTGTAGACAATAGAGAACTAGCCCGTTGGATTAGAGATAACCTAGAAGTAGACCAAGGCATATTAGAATTTTACAAGGACGGCGAACCATCGTCGGGCTGGATCCATTGCAGTTATTCACGTAATTCAAATCGACAACAATGGTTGCGTGCTATCCGAGAAGATGGTAAGACAGTCTATAAACCATGGTTGAATTAATATGGCAATAGGAAGATCACAAATGACAAAACAAGTTGATGGCCAACTTAGAGGTGCTAGAAAAATAAAAAAAGTTGCTAAAGGTTTAGCAAAAGCATCTAGAACTCACGCCAAACAATCAAAAATATTAAAAGGAATATTAGGTGGATCCAAGAAAAGGAACAGGAAAAAAGCCTAAAGGTTCTGGTCGTAGGTTATACACCGACGAAAATCCAAAGGATACTGTAGGTATTAAATTTGCAACAGCAGCTGATGCAAGAGCTACAGTAAAAAAAGTTAAAAATGTAAACAAACCTTTTGCAAGAAAAATACAGATCTTAACTGTTATGGAGCAACGTGCTAAAGTAATGGGTAAAAATGAGGTAGTAAAAATTGCAAAAAAAGCCAAAGAATCCATACGCAAAACTCGTAAGGTCTAGAACTTACAGACCGAAAGTGTTAAAATCAAAAAAGTTGTACGACCGCAAGAAGGAGAAAACATCTCTCAAAGTGGCCACTATAGAAGGAGAACAAAATGACTAAACTATGTCCAAGAGGTAAGGCAGCAGCGAAGCGTAAATTTAAGGTGTACCCTTCGGCCTATGCTAATGCCTACGCATCAAAAATTTGTGCAGGTAAAATTAAAGATCCATCTGGTGTTAAAAGAAAAGACTTCAGAGGACCTAAACCAGCAGCCAAAGGTGCTATGATGAAAGCTAAATCAGGTAATATGGCAAAAATAAATAAAGTTGTAAAAGGTTTGCAGAAAGCTTCTAAATTACATTTGGGCCAAGCAAAGACTTTAAAGACAATCAAAGCAAACGAAGGAGCTTACATGGGCTCATACATTAAAAGTGAAATAGACGGAAAAAAAATTTCTAATAAATCTTACGAGAATTATTATAAAGGAATGATTGATGTCTAAACGAGGTTCATGTTGGGTAGGCTATGAACAAAAAGGAATGAAGAAAAAAGGTGGTAAACTTGTTCCTAACTGTGTGCCTGCCGGTATGAAAAAAGGAGGACTTAAAGAATGGTTCAGACAAAATTGGGTAGATATTGGGAGCAAACGAAAAGATGGTTCTTATGCAAAGTGTGGCCGTTCAAAATTAGCGGCGGATCGGAAAAGAAAGTATCCAAAGTGCGTCCCTGCTGCCAAAGCGGCAAGGATGACAGAATCCCAGAGGCGGAGTGCCGTTGCAAGGAAAAGAAGTAAAGCACAAGGTGTAGGTGGTAAACCAACAAACGTTAAAACTATTTTAAAAAGAGACATGGGAGGAGATGTAAAAAAATTAAGACCAAAAGGAACATTTAAATTAGAATTATTTGAAATTAAAGGACCACCACCAGATCCTAATTTGGCCAAGTTAAAAGAAAATATTGAAATGTCAGAAGCGAGAATAAACCCAGAATTAAATTATAACACCATATATAAAAAGGGTGAGTTGAATGTGGGTATAAAAAAAGATAAATTTAGAATAGGATTTAAAAAGAGGTTTTAATTATGGCAACATCAGGAACAACATCATTTGATTTAGATATAGATGAAATTATTGAAGAAGCATATGAAAGATGTGCTATCAGAACTAATTCTGGATACGATTTAAAATCTGCTAGAAGAAGTTTAAATTTATTATTTTCTGAGTGGGGTAACAGAGGAGTACACCTATGGAAAGTTGCATTAGTTGAAAATGCTTTAGTTTCTGGACAAGCTGAATATGCAACACCTTCAACAACTAGTGATGTATTGGAGGCTTTTGTTTCATCAACAGCTGCTGCTTCTAATAATTCAAATACACAGGATGTTTCTTTAACTAAAATTGACAGATCAACATATTCTGCATTGCCTAACAAATTGGCAACAGGTCAACCATCTCAATACTATGTTGAAAGACAAACAAATCCAAAAATATTTTTATATCAGGCACCTGATTTAAATACATATACAACACTAAAATATTATATCGTAAAAAGAATTGAAGACTCTGGAGCGTATACTAATCAAGCAGATGTGGCTTACAGATTTTTACCATGTATGTGTTCTGGACTAGCTTATTATTTAGCGATGAAAAAAAATCCTAATTTAGTACAACAAAACAAATTAATATATGAGGATGAATTGAAAAGAGCTTTAGATGAAGATGGTCAAAGAACGTCTACATTTATTACACCACAATCATTTTATCCTAACGGGTTATAATTATGGCAAAATACGCATCAGGAAAAAGATCTTTAGCAATATCAGATAGATCTGGTATGGCATTTCCATATGATGAAATGGTGAAAGAATGGAATGGATCTTTGGTTCATAATTCAGAGTACGAATCTAAGCAACCACAAATAAGAAGAAGATACGCTGTAAGTGATGCCATAGCTTTACAAAATCCTAGAAATATGAAATTTCAACAACCAAGAACGGTGGCTGAAAATGATAATACTAAAGCAGATTCTGGAGGTTCTTCTGTAGGCGTTATAAATTTAACTTTACCAGGAGATTTTGCTTTTCAAACTTTTTCAACAGAGATAAACACAAATGGTTTAGATACTAGTCAACAAAGTATGGAACCAAGAGATCCATCATTACAAAATAGAAGAAGACAAGCTACATGTTTAATTAACCCTGTAACTGTGGAGATATCATAATGGCAATAACTCATGCAAATTTTTTAACACAGGTCAGAAATTATACTGAAGTTTCTAGTAGTGTGCTCTCTGACAGTTTACTAGATCAATTTATAAAAAATACAGAACTTGATATAGCAAGTAAGGTAGATTACGATGATTTAAGAAAATTTTCTAATTCTACATTCACAGCTAGTAATAGGGCAGTTAGTCTACCAGGTGATTTAAAGTATCTAAGAGCAGTAAAATTTACAAATGGATCTAATCAAGAAATTTTTTTAGAGAAGAGAGATCAAACCTTTATCGCAGAATTTAATCCTGGTAACAGCACTGGAGATCCAAAATATTATGCTACTTACAATGATAAAAATATTATTGTTGCACCTACACCAGCCTCGGCTCTAACAATTCAAATACAATATATTAAAAATGCACCTCATTTTGACTCTTCGACTAGCACTATGTTATCAGATCAATATGAAAATCTTCTTCTTTACGGAGTATTGGTAGAGTGTTTTTCTTATCTAAAGGGTCCGCTTGATATGTACAACCTATATAAAACAAGGTATGATAAAGCATTAGAAGCTTTTGCGTTAGAGCAAATGGGCTCAAGACGCAGAGGACAATATACAGATGGTGTACCGAGAGTAAAAATCGATTCACCATCACCATAAATTTATAGGAGAATAAAATGGCAATAACAACTAACGCAATTACAAACTCATTCAAGGAAGAGATTCTTGAAGGTGTTCATGACTTTACTCCAACAACTGGAGATGTCTTTAAATTAGCTTTATACACTTCACAAGCATCAATAGGTGCTGACACTACAGCTTATCCAGGAGATTCTTCTGGTAACCAAGTGCCAGATTCTGGACAGTATGCACAAGGTGGAGGAGCTTTGGTAAACGCTCTTGTTTCTACACAAGGAACAGTAGCATTCGTAGATTTTAGTGACTTATCTTTTACAGGTGTAACATTAACAGCAAGAGGTGCTTTAATTTATAACACTTCAAACAGTAACAAATCTGTTTGTGTATTGGACTTTGGCTCAGATAAAACAGCTACGTCAGGAACTTTTACGATTCAGTTTCCTAACCCAAACAACACACAAGCTATAATCAGAATCGCATAATTTAGGAGCCTGGTGCAATGGCAGACGTAACATTTAATATAACTGTTGCATCAGGTGCCCTCTATACCGGAGGCACCGGTAATGTTTACTATATTGACGGTGTAAGAAGTTCTACTGGACCTGGCACAATAACTTGGCAACCAGGAAAAAGTTATAGGTTTGAACAAAGTGATTCTACTAATGATGGACATCCTCTAATTTTTTCATCAACGACCGCACAAGCAAATTATTTAACATCTGATGTTACTTACTACTTAGATGGTGCTACCACTTACGCTAATTATGTTAACACAACAAATTTTAACGCTGCCACAACTCGATATGTTGAGGTAACCCCTACATCAGCAACAAGCTTTTACTATTTGTGTTACATCCACGGCATCGGAATGGGTGGTATCATGGATCGAAAAACACAATTAACTTATACTGTTACTGTAGCCACAGGAGATCTTTATCTTGGTGGAGGTGCACAAGGGAATGTCTATTATTTAGATGGAGTAAGAGATATTGATTTATCATGGGTTAAAAGCGGAGCTTTACGTTTTGATCAGTCTGCTTCAACTAATAATAACCATCCATTGTTTTTTGCTACACAGACATCAAATCCTCAATCTAATGTTTATAGCACTGGGGTAACTTATTTTTTAGATGGTGCTGTTTCTCAATCCACTTATACAAACACAACTAACTTTAATGCTGCCACCGTAAGATACGTAGAGGTTGCTCCAGCTAGTGATGATACTTTTTATTATGCTTGTTGGGTGCACGGTATTGGAATGGGTGGAGAGATTGATATTACTCAGCAAACTTATGGTGCTTTATCTTGGAATGTCGGACAATGGGGAGAACAAGATAAACTTGATATCGACGTAACTGGTTTACAATTAGGTTCCTCTCTTGGTGATACAGTGCAATTTCCAGACAGAGGTTGGGGCGGTAATACATGGTCTCATGGAAACTGGGGTGAAGTAAGTCAAACTGATGTTGCAGTTAGTGGAAGTCAACTACAATCATCAATAAATGATGTAATTCCTTTTCCTGAATTTGGATGGGGTGGAGGTGTATGGAACTCTTCTAAAGGAGGTTGGGGAGATCTTGCAAACGTACAAATAGATGCAACTGGATCACAACTTCAAACAAATATTGGTGAAGAAGGAACCGAAGGTGAAATTAATGCAGGTTGGGGTAGAAAAACTTGGAACAATAATGAAGGTTGGGGTATATCAGGCACTCTACAAGCAGATGGAATACAGTTACAAACTACAACTCCTGGAGTAGAAGTTGATGCTGAAATTAATGTTGGTTGGGGAAGACTAGAATGGGGTAATGGTGCATGGAATGTAGGATACTCTGTTGAATTAGGTTCATTAAGCTTACAATCCAATGTTGGAGAAGAATCTGCTTTCACTGATTTTGTTGTTGAACAATCTGGTTTAAGTATTCAATCAACTGTCGGAGATGCACATGAAACTACTGCTGACAGTGATGTAGCTCCATTTGGTGTTCAAGCTCAAACATCGCAAGGTGAGGCTGTTGGTGCTCAAGACGTAGATCCAACTTTACAAAGTCTTGCAATACAATCTTCAGTTGGACCAGTAGAAGTCGGGGCATTAACTTTAATAAATCCAGATGGTATTCAATTACAATCAAATATCGGTGAAGAATCAGCTGAAGGATTTGCAATCGTAAATGCTACTGGAATTGGAATGGCGTTTTTATCGCCTTCTGCAGATGCTGTTTCAGTAGCTGAAGCTACAGGTTCACAATTACAGACCTCTGTTTCAGGACCACAGGAAATTAATGGTAATGCTACAGTAGATTTAACAGGCATACAGTTGACTGGCAGTCTCGGTTCACTTAATATTACACCATGGAATGAAGTAGATTTAGGAGTCAATAATACTTGGACTGAGGTTGATTTGGCGGCTTAAGTTTAGTAAACTAACAATATAAGGATTTAATAATTATGGCATCAACATATACATCACTCGGAGTAGAACTTCAGGTAACCGGCGAAAATGCGGGAACATGGGGTGATAAAACAAATACAAATTTACAAATATTACAACAATTAGTTGGAGGATTTAATCAAACATCAACTGCAGGCGGAGCAGGGACAACTGCATTAGATGTTGTAGACGGAAACACTACTGGAACAGCTCAACAAAACATGATTGAGTTGACAGGAACAATCACTGGTAACAGAGTAATTACTATTCCAATAGACATCGAAAGAATGTACATTATAAGAAATTCTACATCGGGTGCATACACCGTAGAATTTAAATATGCATCAGGTTCAGGGTCGAGCGTAACTTTTGCAGCCACAGATAAAGGGACAAAACTGCTTTACGCAAAAGCTGATGACGTTACTAACCCTAACATCATCGATGTCGGCATGGTTGATTTAGCTGGTGTTCAAACATTAACAAATAAAACTTTAACATCACCTGCAATAGGAACTTCAATTTTAGATACTGGCGGAGCTGAGTTATTAAAAGTTACAGCAACTGGTTCTGCTGTAAACGAGTTAACTCTTGCAAACGCAGCGACAACAAATAATCCAACATTATCAGCAACAGGCGATGATTCAAACGTTGGTATTGATTTGACTCCAAAAGGTTTAGGAGCAGTTAAATTTACAAGTATTGGTAGCATCGAAGCTTTACAAGAAAGAGCAACAATAGCTGCTACAGGTACAACTGGAACAGTAACTTTCGATTTACTTACACAAGCAGTGCTCTACCATACATCAAACGCAGCGGGTAACTTCACAGTAAACTTCAGAGGCGATGGTTCAAATTCTTTGAACAACGTTATGGCGACTGGTGATTCAATGACAGCTGCTTTTATAACAACTCAAGGTGGAAGTGCCTACTATAATTCTGCTGTGCAAGTAGACGGTTCAGGTGTTACTCCAGAATGGCAAGGTGGAACTGCACCTTCAGCTGGAAATACAAACTCGAACGATATTTACACATACGTAATTGTAAAAACTGGTGATGCAACATTCAAAGTGTTTGCAGCACAAAGTCAATTTGCGTAAAATTATAGAAGGAGGAACAAGTGCCTATTATTTCGACAATCGGAGCAGCAACCGCAAAAGGTTTTGGCTTTTCATCTGGTAGTAATCCACCAGTATCTTTTGATTATTTAGTAGTAGCCGGCGGGGGATCTGGCGGCGAAAATGTTGGAGGGGGAGGTGGAGCCGGCGGGTTTCGAACTTCTTTTCCAGGCGGAACAAAAATTGAATTAGATGGCGGAGGACACACTATAACTGTTGGAGCTGGTGGAGGACCTGCAACTCCAGGAGTATTATCTTTTTCTGCTGCACCTGTATCTCCAAATTACGATTACACGAGTGGAGAAAACAGTACCTTCAGCAACATCTCATCAACAGGTGGAGGAAAAGGCGGACAAATCGGACAAGTATCAGCTGCTCCAGGTGGATCTGGTGGCGGAGGCGGTTCAAATTATAACTCAGGCGGTCAGTCTGGGGCTGCTGGAAATGCTGGAGGCTATTCCCCGTCTGAAGGAAATGCTGGTGGAACTGGAGACAACGTAAGAAGAAACGATTTAGGTTTTGGCGGTGCCGGTGGCGGTGGCCACAATGCGACTGGAACAAACGGCGGGCCGGGCGGGACCGGCGGGGCTGGGGGTAACGGAACTGCATCAAATATTACCGGCTCATCTGTAACGTACGCTGGCGGTGGCGGTGGTGGAATTTACAATCATGGAAATCCATATGCACCTCCTGGTCTTGGTGGAGCCGGCGGATCTGGCGGGGGCGGTCATGGGGCTCCAACAGTAGCAGCCTTAGCTTTTCATAATTCTAATCAACCAGGTACTGCAGGAACCGCAAACACAGGAGGCGGAGGAGCTGGAACAGCTTACGGATACAATATTAGAAACGACGTAACACCTGCTGCAAACATACCTTATGGTTATGCTGGTGGTTCAGGTGTAATTGTTTTAAGAGCACCAGGAGATTCAAAATTTAATGTATCACCAGGTTCAAACACAAAAGTTACAGATGGCCCTTCTGGAGATTTGATTGCAACATTTAACGTAACAGGGACACTAACTATATAATGGCTCACTTTGCTAAATTAGATGAAAACAATGTTGTAACAAAGGTAGTTGTTGTTGGGAACGACATTCCTACAGCTAATGGACCTTTGGGTGAAAACGATATGCATCCTGATGGAGAAGCTTGGTGTGCACAAACATTAGGCGGTGTTTGGAAACAAACTTCTTATAATGGAAATTTTAGAAATAAATTTGCATGTAAAGGAAATATTTATAATTCTGATATAGATATTTTTACCTGTGCACAACCTTATTCAGATTTTACATTAAACCCAGCAACTGGAAATTGGGAAGGACCTGTGCCTGCACCAAATCAATTTGAGTATCAATTTCAAGGACAAATTGATGAAGAAGGAAATATTGGTACAGTTACAGGCATAATAATTCGAATCTCATGGAATACAGCAGAGCAACGTTGGGAAGGTGTAGATATGGTTGGGGATAATCATATTTGGGATCCAAACACTAGCACTTGGTCATAATCATTTACTTTATTTAAAAATAGTTATATTGTGCTTCTATTACTCAAATGGTTTTAGAACATTATTATTATTGGTTTCGAAAAGTCCTTCCAGAATCTTTTTGTAAACATGTTATAAAATTAGCAAAAAAACAGAATAGCACAAAAGGATTAGTTTTTGGAGAAGAAAAAAAGGGTTGGAAAAAAACAAAAGAGGGAACTAAATTAAGGGATTCGGATTTAGTTTGGTTACGTGATGAATGGATTTTAAGACAGATTTACCCTATCATAAAACAAGCTAATAAAGCAGCTGGTTGGAATTTTGAAATTAACACATCCGAAAGTATACAATTTACAATATACGGTAAAAATCAGCATTATGGCTGGCACACTGATTGTAGATCTGTACCTTATGATACCCCAAAAGATCCTAATTTACACGGTAGATTAAGAAAGCTATCAACAAGTATAATATTAAATGACCCTAGTGAATATAAAGGGGGTGAGTTTGAGATTGAGTTTCCAATTGAAGGTAAAAAGGGATATAAAAGAGAAGTGGTAAAACAATTAGATTCTGTTGGATCTGTTCTAGTTTTTCCGTCGTTTGTTAGACATAGAGTTAGACCTGTCACAAAAGGAGTAAGATACTCTGCTGTGCTTTGGTATTTAGGGAGTCCTTGGAGATGAGTTTTGAAAAAAATGGATACGTTGTAATGAAGAATTTTATTTCAAAAGAAATTGCTTCTTTATCTTCTCATTATTTAATGCAAAGGGGTGAAGTGCATAAAATTTTTAGAGATAATAATTTAATATCTCCCTTTGATAATAGGTTTGGTGTGTTTGGTGATGAACAAGTCCCAAATGTTTTTTGTTTATACGGAGACCCCTTAACAGATACTATAATGAAACTTATGACACCCGAAGTTGAGCAAGCCTCAAAAAGAAAACTAATTCCTAATTATACTTATTGTAGAATATATGAAAAAGGATGTGATTTAAAAAGACATAGAGACAGATTAGCGTGTGAAATTTCTGGAACAATTTTTTTAGGAGGAGACCCTTGGCCAATATTTATAGATCCGACTGGTTCTACAAAAGGTAAAGGGAAGAAAATAGTTTTAAAAGAGGGAGACGCTTTATTTTATAAAGGTAATCTTTTAGATCATTGGAGAGAGCCATTTGAAGGTAATATATGTATTCAAACTTTTATTCATTATAATACAACTACAACTCCTAACGCTAAAAATTTTGATGGTAGGCCTTGTTTAGGTTTTCCAATCATTGATTGATGAAAAAAGAAACTCACGTTTTAACTGTTGATTTGGACTGGATACAGAATCAAAGACAGGGCTTAGAGCTAATTAAATTTTTAAAACCATTAGTAGAAAGCACTGAAACTATTTTCATAAGAGGACATCAACAAGCTTATGATTTAGTTGAACCTGAATCTCATTTATATAATATAGATCATCATCACGATATGGCTTATGGGACTGAAGATAAAGCTTATAGAAATGCTATTGAGAAAGGTATTTTTTGTGAAGGTGAATGGGTATTAGCTGCAGTAAAGCATAAAAAATTAAAATCTTATACATGGATAAAAAATTATAATTCCTCAATGATTTATGCTAATGTCTCTCAACCAATAAGAGCTTTAGCTATTTTTCGAATGTTTGATGAATTAAAAGATTTTGAAAAAACTATGCCTAAGTTTAAAAGAATAATTATTTGTGAAAGTTTAGATTATGAGCCTGAGACTCCATTTTATTACGCTCTCTTTAAGTGTTTAGCAAAAAACTATAAAGAAGTGATTAATGATAATTTCAAATCTTATAGGCAAATAAAAAATTAAATTCTTTTATATTGAAATCTATCAACAACAATCTGCAAATCAGCAATTTTTTTTTCATAATCTTCATTTATCTTCAATACTGTCGCTAATTGTAATTCTAGTCTTTTATTTTTGTGGATTAATTCTTTATTTAATATTACTTCACTATCTATTTGTGCTCTAGATAATTTTACCTCTGCTTTTAAATTTTTGATTTCCTCTTCCATATGGACTTTTTATAATATATAAATGGTTCACTGTAAATAGCATGATAGAATATATAACAATTTTTCCTGAAAGTGTATGTAGGCAAAATATAGATCTTCCTGAAAAAGAGAGGAAAGCGATAGCTCAACACATTAAAAAATATAAGTGGATAACTTGTGCTAATCCTGAACAGTTACCATCTACAGATGCATCCGCTAATAAATACATTTTTCATGAACCCATCTATGATAATTTAAAAAAGAATATACTTAAAGAATTTGAAAGGTATGCAAGGCTTCATTATTTATATACAAACAAATTTATGATAACGACCTCTTGGGCTACTAGAAGTAAACCCAAAGACGTATCCTATTATCATAGCCATAATAATTGTATGTTTTCTGGAGTTTATTATCCTGAAGTAAGAAAAGGAGAAAAAATTATTTTTAGACATAAAGATGCAATGATACATCAATTTAGATGCAATCCAAAAGCATACAATCATTATAATTCTCTTGATGTAAACATAAGTGTAAAATCAGGTGACGTAGTATTTTTTCGTTCACATATGTTGCACTCAATACCTCACAATCTCACAAACAAAAATAGATATTCTATTGCATTCAATTTTATTCCTACTGGATATATAGGGTATGGAGATTCAGCTTTAGAAATACATTATGAAGAATTCAAAACAAAATAAGATACCAACTTTTATTGAACAATTTAAAATATCGCCAAAACTTTGTGATGATATGGTTACATATTTTAATTCAAATAAAACTCGTCATGCTGTCGGAGAAGTTGGAGAACACCACATACAAAAACATATTAAAGATTCTATTGATCTTTGTTGTACACCTAAAGATAATACTTATCCCTTACGTGATTTTTATCTAGCTATTAATAAATGCATGCTTCAGTATCAAGAAATATATCCTGAACTTAAAAGTCATTATTCATTTGATTTTACCGCTAATTACAATATTCAATATTATCCAAAGGGGGGTGGGTTCAAAGATTGGCATAATGAAAGAATGAGTCCACAGGTCAACAATAGAATATTAGTTTTCATGACATACCTTAATGATGTGCCTAATGCTGGCACTGAATTTAAATATCAAAAGTTTAAATCTAAAGCTAAAAAAGGTTTGACTTTAATCTGGCCACCAGACTTCACCCATACTCATCGTGGTATAGTTACAGAGAAACATGAAAAAATTATAGCAACGGGATGGATAGACTTTCTTCCACAGAATCAATAGTTAAAAGATTTTCTAAATGCTTAACAAGCATTGAATACCCCAAAGTAAAATCTTCATGGAACATAGCCGGCATATTAAAAAATAGGAATGCATTTTATAAGTATGATGTGAGAGGTATGAAGATGCTTTCAAGCGGTGAGTGGGCTAAATCTGGAACAACTAAAACTAAAGCAGACAAAATGGTTTTTGAATTAAAACGTCATTGGTTAATCATTGATATAAAAGAGTTACATGATTATTTAAAAATAACAAAAACAAGAATAGTAAAATTAGAAGAACTTGATAGGTGCTTGGAATGGAATATTAAAGTTTTACGTAATTCAAATTGATAACAACTCTTCTATATTTATCTGAACAATTAGCTCCAGTGTGCTGCATTTTGTAATCAAACTCTACAAATTTATTTTCTTCTGAGCCAACTTTTTTTCCATTACTAAATTTTGTATATCCATTATTTGTATCTAAATAATATATTCCAGTATAAATTTTTAGACCTCTAGGAGCATTTGGATTATCGATGTGCATAAAAGATTCTCTTGGTTTTTCAGTTTGCGGCAATAGATTCACTTTAGCTTTAATTAATACATAAGGATTTATTTTTACCAGTATGGGTTTAATCATTTCAAAATATGGAGATCTAGGAGCTCCATGATTATAGAAATTATGTATAAACTGAAAATCATATCTTGCTCCTGTATAACCAACTATACTATCATTAAAATACCATGGGAATGTTTTAGAATAAATTTCATTTCTAATGTGCTCGAAATCAGAACTATGTAAAAAATTTTTATATATCTTCATCTGTAAAATAATTAAAATTTATAACTATCCTTTTGTCTGTATCATTTTGTGTTACAGCTCGATGCTTGGTATTTTTAAATATAATAAATTTGTTAGCTTCACTTTTAATTATTTTTTTTGGTTTTTTAAATTCAGTATATCCATTATTGTTATTCAAATAAAATATTGCTGTTCTATGTTTGGGGTCTTGTTCGTGATAGTCTGTATGGAAAGGTGTTTCAAAAATTTTATTTTTACTGACTGTAAGATTTGCTCTAATGTGTAATAATTTTGAAGGTTTCATTAAAGGATAAAAAGGTTCAAGAAGATATGTAAAGTCAGAATTAGTTTGTCCAAATTTTATAAATAAATGTGAAAAGTAAGAAATTTTATCTCCATCTACAGAACTATCACTATAATACCAAGGAAAGTTTGTGCTGTTCATCACATCATAAGTAAGTTTATATTTTTCTTTTGTTAATGCTTTTTTAATTATCTTCATATAAAATTGTAACACCCAGTTATAATGTATTTTGTTTGATTACTTATTTGTCCTTTATGCATATGCGTAAAATCTGAAGGCCATATAAGAGTTAAACCTTTAATAGCTTGTGTTGTTATATTTTGATATTTAAAATTTGTTCCCCCATTTTTTACCGTGTTTAAATAAGTCATAAAAACTAGACACCTGTTAATAGGTCCATCTCTTTCACAATGCCAAATTTTATAACCTCCGTTCGGTTTATATTTTTGTATGTTATAAGGTTCAACACCTGATGAAAATCGTGATAAGTCATTTACTTCAGGATATATTTTTATATACTCTTTTAAACAATTACCTAACTGTTTATTATAATCATCAAGTAAAGTATCACCAGCAGCCAAATTCATATCAATACTGTCTTTAATTTTTTTATCTCGATTACCATTACCAGTGGTGCCTACCTTTTGTCTGTGAATATTTTTTTCAAAATACGTAATTAAATCATCACATACTTTTCCATCTATGTACCAACCACCTATAAAACTATCTTTTTTGTAATTAACCTTTTTCATGTATCTGTTTTAAATAATCATATAATAGAGGCACTTTTGCAACAGCTTTATTCCATGTATTTTTTTTCATATTCAAATGATTAGCTATTTGTTTTAAGTCCGTTCTAAGTTCTTTTGTGTCATAAAAAACATTTTCATACATCAAAGAAATTTTGTCTGCAGGGGCATAATCCATGCCGGCTGATATAAAAGAAAAACCGTGATCTGCTCCATTCTTAAAATCTTTATATTTATTAAAGGCTGCTTGTAAAAAATATCCAGCTAACACTGGTCGTAAATTTACCACTCCATCATCCCAAGTTTTATTAAAATTTGCTTTCCAATACGGTGTGTCTGTCCTTTGAGATAAAGCATAATGCATAGCAACGAATTCAGCAAATACATAGAAAGCATGCTTACAAGCAAAACTAAAAGCATCTTTCTCGTATTGTGTAACAACATCTCTTCTCAATGTCCTTGATAAATGAAACAAAAATTCATGCACTGAGTACAAACCATTACTCTCTAACGGTTCAATAAAACCTGCTGATAAACCTATAGCAACTACATTTTTAACCCATAGTCTTTTTTGTATACCAACTCTCATCTTAATCTTTTTAAAATCTAAATCTCTTTTACCAAGGTAAGTTTTAAATTCTTTTAGTGCATCATCATCAGATATAAATTTATCAGAGTAGACATAACCTGTACCCATCCGTGACCACAGAGGGATATTCCATATCCAGCCATTGTTATAAGCTGTGCAATTAGTATAAAGATTTAGTTCTTTCTTTTTATTAGTATAAGGTATCCTCGTAGCCCAAGCAGAATTGTTAGGTAACATATGCTCTAAATTTTCAAATGGCTCTTTTAATGTTTTTTCTAAAAGCATTGATTTAAATCCAGTGCAGTCAATATAAAGATCTGCTTTATGTTTTTTGTTTAAAGATAGTATTCCATCTTCATTTTGTTCTATTGTTCTAATTTCTTCTTTAATGTGTCTTACTCCATTTGGTTTACAGATGTTGTCTCTAAGCCAAATGCCAAATTTAGTTGCATCAAAATGAAAAGCAGAGTCTTTTTGGTAATTAAAATCTAATGTAGGTATAGGTTTGTCTGTGTATTTATTGGCGTTGACTAATGCCATTTGAGGAGACATACAATCGGCATAATCATTTAAAGGTGTTTTAGGAAAAGCCTCTTTTTTAAACCACCAGTCATTAACTCCTGTTGTATTACCTTC